TGGTCCGGGAGGCTCAATCCTTTTCTAGGGGCAATATTCAAATCTCATTGCCGATTGCGAAATATTTTTTGTAAGGAGTTTTGTTAAAACTTTTCAAAGATTTTAGGAAAAAACTATTGAAAATAAAAAAAAGGTCACTACGGTAGTCAAAAAAATGACAAAGGAGAGCAAATATGGTGTGGCAGCCTGAATACAGAACGCGTCTCAAGCAGAAAATGTTAGAGCAGGGGTTCACCAGAGACATTCTTTTCGCCAAAATGACAGGGGTGCCGGGGAATAAACTCAGCAGGTATTTGCACGGATGGGAGTTCCCTAACGAGAAGGACATGTTATCAATGACCAGGTGCCTAAAAGTGAAGAGGGCCGAGTTTATTGACTTGCTATGAGCGACCTGATCGTCTCGACTAGCGTCATCTGCGCTTTCTTTGAGGTTTCCCCCAGGACTCCGTTGAACTGGAAACAATCTGGCTGTCCGTGCGAGAGACATGGGAGGTGGGACCTAAAGGCTGTATTCGACTGGTGGCAGAACAACATCATGGTCTCCGCCTCAGAGGAAAAGAACAAAGCCCTGGCAGCTATCAAGCTTGACTATTGGAGAGACAAGGCCAGAAATGAGAGGTTGAGGGCTGATAAGACCGAAGAGGAGCTTATTTCAAAGGATGAAGTCGCCAAGCAGTGGGCGATGCGTCTGTCCGAGGTGGCAAACGGACTAGCGGCATTGTCGATGCGATTGCCCCCCTTACTCGAAGGAAAAAGCCAGAGCGGCATGAGGGCCATAATCGACTCCGAACAAAAGAAAATCAGGGGGAACTATTACAGGACAGGCCGATTCTGTATCCCACCTGAAAAGAAAGAGCCAGCCAAGCGCAAGGCCTCAAGCAAGAAGGCAAAAAAGAAAGCAAAGAGGGCTACATGAACCGGTTGATGTTGCCTATGCTGTTACCGCACTTGATGCAGCGGACGGATTAAAAAGGGATGGCGAAAAGCCAGAAGCCCCAAGAAATGAAGCACAGGAGTAGGGTTCCTATACCAATGTCGCGCTTATGTCCTGTGGCTTGGTTGCAGTTGCGGCAAAATTGATACTTCATAGGTTGTCCTCCTGGTGGATTTAGTATTGAACTAGTATTATTCCCTGTTTTGGTAGCTTTTGTCAAGAGAATAAATGAGCAAAAACCCTCCACGATACATAGATCTGTTTCCAGAAGAGCTTGAGGCCATTAAGCCGCCAGACGATATCGGCATAGCTGAATGGTCAGGCAAATATCGTGTTCTTGGCAGGCATTCTGCCATTAAAGGGCCTTACAATCTTGATATGGTGCCTTTCTTGGCCCCGATCATGGATGATTGCTGTGACCCGGAGGTCGATGAGGTTGCCTGTTGTGCCTCCGCTCAGTTAGGCAAGACAGATGGGCTCCTTGTGAATCCTTGTGGCTTCTATTGCGACCAGGAGCCATCACCCATCATGGTCGTCCTGGCTGATCAAGACACAGCCGAGTATGTCAACACAGAGAAAGTTACTGTCATGTTTGAGGAGTCCGATCACCTCAGACGCCTTTATGACCCAAAGACCTTCAATAAAGATGAAATATCGCTGTCTAATGGGGCTAGAATAGATTTTGCCTGGGCCAGCTCAATAGCTCGACTGGCTAGTAAGACCTGCCGTATCACCATCGCCGATGAAATAGATAAGCCAGGCTGGAAAAAAGTCACAGCCGAAGCTGGCGCGATGTCATTGCTCAAGGAAAGGGCCAACACCTACCCGACCGGCTACCGTAAACATATCTGGTTTTCAACCCCTTCGACGAAAAAAGGTAATATCACTATCCTCATGGAGACGTTTGATATTGTCTACGACTGGCACGTTCCGTGTCCTCATTGTGGGCAGATGCAGCCTCTGCGCTGGTCGAGAAAGTATCAATATGGCTTCAAAGATGGTCTCTATCGAGCCAAAGACGGCACCATGCACACGATAGGCGAAGTTGTGTGGGAAGGTGGACGGGAAGCTACCAGAAAACAAGTTTCCGAGACTGCACGGTATTGTTGCGGTGAATGCGGTTGTCTGTGGACATCAGCAGAAAAAAACGCCGCTGTCCGGCTGGGCGAAAGAGTCTCAAGGACAGAAGAAACCGGAGGCGAGCGCCGGAAGTTTTCTCACCTCAACCGCATACTTTCCCTTTTTGATGGTGGTCGTCTTGATGTTTTGGTTCAAGACTGGATAGATATATTCAAGCTCTCGGGCATGGAACGGCGCGAAGCCTTAAAGGGTTTTATCAACTCCACTCTTGCGGAGCCATTCGAGGAGGTTCTTGTCTCCTCAACCGAATCAAAGATACTCAAAGCTAAATGCAACCTCCTTCCTCAAACGGCACCGCATGATGTTGTCGCCTTAACGGCTGGTGTCGATGTCCAAAAATACAATTTCTGGTTCGCAGTAAGGGCTTGGCTCAACGACTATACTTCCTATTTAATCCACTACGGTAATCTTGCGACCTGGAGAGATGTTGAGACTCTTCTTTTCAGCACCTCGTATATGATAGATGGGTCAGACTTGAGAATCCCTATCCTGAGAGCAGCTGTAGATACCGGCGGTGGCGAGAAATACGAAGGCTTTTCGATGACCGAAGAGACTGAAATGTGGATACGTCAAAACGGAGCAGGCCGAGGCTGTAGGGTGTGGGGCACAAAAGGAGCTAGCCATGCCATGGTTAGCAAGATTAAAGTCGGCAAGGCGCTTGATCGATACCCGAGTGGCAAGCCAATCCCAGGCGGACTGCAGATTATCTCCCTCGATACCCATAAAATGAAAGATATGTACCACTACCGACTGCAACAAGCCATCGACCGGAACGAAGACGGCACCAGTAAGGCAGATCAAGCTGCCTTCTTGCATTCGGGCACAGACGAACTCTACGCCCGACATATCCTGGCGGAAGAAAAACGTTTGAACGATAAAAATATTGAAGAGTGGGTTCAGATCGGAAAGCGAAACGATCTTTTTGATGCCGACTTGTTGGCTATGGCAGCGGCTGATCCAGAGTGGCCGCTCGGGGGTATCAATTTATTTTCAAGTTTTGTTGAATGTCATAAGGAAAGAGCCAAGGGTGGGCCTGTCCAGACAAAATCTAAATTCATGGATTAAGGGGCAACAGATGACAGCAAAAGTATCGCCGGATTTAGTCAAAGGGAAAGAGGATATCTGCCAGTATATTGGTGAAAACATCAGCTATTTTGACGTGCTGCGTGTTTGTGACAAGCTGCCGGTTTGGCAGCGGGTAAAGAGCGGTACTTGGTTTTCTCTTAAGTCTAAGCTGGATATCTGGCTCACTGAGCAGCTGGAACGATATAAAACGAACATGGTTAACCCATACCAAACTCAAGCAGAGGGGAACTGTAATGAATGAAGAATTAGCAAGAAAAAAGTGGTGCCGACATGGAAGAACAATGCACGGACTTGTCGGTGGGGTGAACAGGATGGGTAACGACGGAAGGGTGCCAATGACCATGTGTATCGGCTCAGAATGCATGGATTGGATACCGACCGAAGGGATTGTGGAATGTATTAAATGCAAAAAACAGTTCACCGCTGGTGATGCGAAATGTTCTTGCAAGAAGAGCTTTGAGATAGTGACGGATGAGGGCAGATGCGGCGCGACCTACTCATACGATCTTGGAAATACGTTTGAACTATCAGCGGACAAAATTAAACCCTGTCAATAGTTTTTTCCATCAATCGTGATGTATTGTCGTCAATTGTCATTAATTTAAGCCCTATTTTCATTTTTGCCCAAAACCCCATGGTAGAGTTGCCTCTAAATCAACTACCATGGGGTTTTTATGGCGTATACGCAAGCAGATATAGACAAACTTGAAGCCGCAATGGTAGCGTTGAATGCTGGCGAAATGGTCGAAGAGGTCCGCTATGGCGATGGGTCACTCACCGGGTTCGCTGTTCCGACAGAGGTCGGTATCCAGGCGGCTATCGATTACGTAAAGCGACAGATCCGTAACCAGACCACACCAATCCAAAGACGCTCATTCCTTGTTTCCCACGGTAGCAAAGGGCTATGAGCGACTTTCTTACCATAGTAGGGCCAACAGGCCAGCCTATTCCAAAATCAGCGTTATCCTCAGACTATTATGAGGCCGCAGGCACAGGAAGGCGGTTAAGCACCTGGGGTCTCTCTCAGTATGGGCCTAACTCTGCCCTGTCTGGGTCTCTCGCCTCAGTTCGATCCCGAACCAGAAAGCTTATAAGTAACAACCCTGTCGCTGGCGGGGCTGTCGATTCGTTTGTATCGAATATGGTTGGCTCAGGGATTAATCCCCGATGGAATCTCGATGAAGAGGAGATCAAGGAAGAGTTGCAGCTGCTCTGGGAAGATTCCTCGACAGAAATGGACGCTTACGGGGTTAGCGATATTTATGGCCTGGAAGAACAAACAGCAAGATCAATGTTCGACGGTGGCGCTACCTTGGCTCGTTTCCGTCCACGTTACATGAGTGATGGCCTTGTTGTGCCGCTCCAAGTGCAACTTCTTGAAAGTGATCACCTGGACGCTTCATATAATACGATAGCTCCGAACGGCAACCAGATCAGGCAGGGCATAGAGTGGAATGCGCTCGGGCAGCGCGTAGCCTACTGGCTGTTGAGGGAACACCCCGGCGAATATTATTTCCAAAGCCTCTGGGCTACTGGCGACCGTGTTCGGGTCGATGCTGCGGATGTATTGCATGTTTACAGGCCTTTGCGGATAGGGCAAGCCCATGGTGTTCCGTGGATGGCCTCTATTATAGTTAAGCTCAACGATATCGACCAGTACGACGATGCCGAGGTTGTCCGCAAGAAATCTGCGGCCATGTGGGGTGGTTTTTTCACAAACACACCGTCACAAAGCGGCAGCAGTGATGCCTATGCCGCCCAATTTGGCAAAAAGTCAACTGATAGCAACGACCGAACTATCATAGCGATGGAACCAGGGACGTTCACAGAACTGCAGGCAGGGCAAGAGGTCCAGTTCAGCGAACCGGCAGACGTGGGCGGCAACTACCAGGCGTTTATGCGACAGCAGTTTCTTCTGGTGGCACGGGGTATCGGAATAACCTACGAGCAATTAACCGGAGACTTGGCCAATGTCAATTACTCATCAATTCGGGCAGGCCTCATTGAGTTTCGCCGCCTATGTGAAACGATTCAGCTCCGCACCCTCGTATTCCAATTTTGTCGCCCAATAGCCGACCGCTGGCTAACCACAGCTGTTATGAGCGGAGCGACCAAAAAGCTCACCATTAAAAAATACCTGCAAGATAAGCGCAAGTATCACCGCATTACCTGGGTTGCCGATGGATGGGACTACGTTGATCCTCTTAAGGATGTAATGTCTGATCTGATAAAAGTACGTGCTGGCTTCGAGTCAAGAGAGGCAATCGTGTCACTCGGAGGCAAGGATATTCTTCGCATCGACAAAGAGACTATCCTTGCCAACTCAAGAGCTGACCAAAACGGCTTAATCCATGACAGCGACCCACGAAAAACTGAGAAATCGGGAGCCATGCAGCAGGCCGAAGATAAAACTATTAAGGAGGCCATCGGTGAATAAAGGCGAATTAATGCGGTTGGCAACAAAGGTGTTGAACACACCGTTACTGCTCACACCTCAAAAGCATGACGCGATTCTCGCCGTACTTGGCTCCAGGATAGGTCTTGATGTAGACGCGCCTGGAAGTGTCGAAGAGTCGATGGAGTCAAATAGAAACGGATCGTCGGTCAGGAATAATGGCGGCGGCAATATCGCCATTATCTCTATCCATGGATCTCTTGCTCATCGGGCCAAGGGTTTTGATTCATGGAGTGGCATGACCTCCTATGAGCGAATCCGGAAAGACCTTCGGTCGTCACTGAAAGACCCGGACGTGTCGGCAATTCTTTTCGATATAGCCTCAAGCGGCGGCGAGGTTTCCGGCTGTTTTGATTTGGTTGATGAAATTCATGCAGCCCGAGAGCACATGCCAATATACGCCTTCATCAATGAACATGCCTACAGCGCAGGGTATGCAATAGCCTGCGCCTGTGAAAAGGTTTACCTGCCACGTACAGGTGGCGGAGGCAGTATCGGCGTTCGGTATGTCCACGTTGATCAATCTGAGTTCGACAAGAAAATAGGCGTCAAATACACCGCCATGTACTGCGGTGAGGCAAAAAACGATTTTGACCCACACAGCCCTCTTCCGGCAGAAGTAAAAGCCAAGCAAGAGGCATCTTTGGCCAAAATCCACACCTTGTTTTGTGAGACAGTCGCACGCAACAGGGGTATGGCAGTCGAGAAAGTAAAGGGAACACAGGCTAACGTGTTCATGGGAGAAGCATTAGTTAATGAAGGCCTCGCGGACGGAATCATGACGTTTGACCAGGTTATTGAACAAATATCAAAGGATCTTCAAGAGGGAGGACCACGCATGAGTAAAGCAGATATTGTGAAAAGACAAATGGAGGCGCTGATGAAAGGCTCTTCCGACGAGGAGAACCAAGAGGCCCTTGCCGCTCTCGGCTTTGTGCCAACAAGTTCAGTCCCTGACCAGACAAAAACAGAGGCCGCACACCAAGAAGCTATTGCCGCAGCAATTGCCGCAGCAAAGGAAGAAGTGACAACCTTGGCGGTTGAGACCTGTAATCTCTGTAACCTGGCTGAGTTGCCAAAAATGGCGGCATCGTTAATCGGTTCAAGCCTCGAAGAAGTAGGGGCAAAATTGACGGACGCCAAAGCGTTAAAGGCTGACCAGGAGACAGTTCTTTCAACACTTGGGCACAGCCCCGACGCGAAAAGCCCTCTCGTCGCTGACGCAGAGCAACGCGCAGCAAGTAGAGCTACCCACTAATAACAAATTTTACGTTTTTAAACCTTAATACCCATCGGAGGTATAGAGCAATGCCAGAAATAACAGAAGGAAACAACCTGGGCGATCTCTTAAAACAAGAGAGAGAATTTTGTCAGTCACGAGAAGCAATCACCGTATTAAGCGGCCAAGTATTAGCTATGGGCGCAGTCTTTGGACTTGTCACTAAGGTTCAGGCGGCAGCTCCAATTCCGGGATGGGCAGGAACCGGAAACGGCGTCATGAGCGCTTTAGTCCCCGGTCCAGATGTTCAGACCGGAATCTACGTTTTAACCTGCACAGAAGCAGCTGCCAATGGCGGCACTTTCTCAGTAACTGCACCTGACGGTTCCATTCTCCCATATGCGGAAGTCGGCACAGCCTACAGCTCAAGCCACCTGGATCTTCTTATTTCCGATGGCTCGACAGACTTCATCGTCGGAGACTCATTTGCTGTAGTCGTAACCGCAGGCGAAACACCCGTGGTTGTCGGAGACGGAAACGGGGTTGTGAGTGCTGTGACACTTGGCCCTTTAGCCCAGAACGGCACCTATAAAGCCACTTGCGTAACAGCATCTGCAAATGGTGGAACCTTTGCCGTAACAGCTCCAGACGGAACAAGCCTTGGTAATGCGACAGTCGGTACAGCCTTTGCCAATGAGCAGGTTAATTTCAGTGTAGCCGATGGCGCAACTGATTTCAGCGTCGGTGACTATTTTAACATTGTTGTTGCCGCTGGCTCCGGCAAAGCAAAGCCAATTAGTTTTACCGCTGTTGATGGAACCCAAAACCCAGCGGGATTTGCTCTCGCCGCCTACGATGCAACTGATGCTGATGTTGAAGGTGTTGGTGTTGTGCGTGATGTGATCATCGTTCCTGGATACTTAACCTGGCCGACAGGAACTACTACCGGTCAAAAAGCCAGCGCCCTTGCTGCAATGAAAAACCTTGGAATCATTACAGCCACAGAGGCGTAACGAGTTATCCCACGGTGAAAAAGTCTAATCACATACTAAACACTTAGGAGAAAGACAATGCCTGAAATGATGCTAAACCCTTTTGACGTAGACGCTTTTGGGGCCGTAGAGCTTACCAAAGCAATTAACATTTTACCTAACAATTATGGCCTCCTGGAGAAACGAAACGTGTTCCCAGAGCGAGGAGTTATGTCCAGAACTGTTCTTATTGAAGAGCAGAACGGCGTTTTAAGCCTGTTACCAACAATGCCTGTTGGTTCAAAGGGCACCCAGAACAAACAAGGGAAACGCAAAATGCGCTCCTTGGTCATTCCTCATATCCCTATGGACGATTCTATTATGCCGGAAGAGTATGCCGGCGTGCGTGAGTTTGGTTCGGCTGCAGGGCTAAAAACCTTGGCCTCGATCATGAACCAGCATTTACAGACTGGCCGTAATAAGTTCGGCATTACACTTGAATACCTGCGAATTGGAGCCTTGAAGGGCTTGATTCTCGATGCAGACGCCAGCGAGCTTTACAACCTTTACACTGAGTTTGGCATCACAGCTAAAACCATTAACTTCGCTCTGACTACACCTGGCACAAACGTTATGGATAAATGCCGTGAACTTATTCGCCACGTTGAAGATAACGCCCTTGGTGAAGTGTTCGCCGGCGTTCGAGTCTTGGTTTCCGAAGAGTTTTTTGATGCTTTTATCGCCCATGCCAACGTTGAGAAGTTCTGGGTCAACCATCTTAAGGCGGTTGAGTTTGCGGAAGGCAACAGCGATCCACGCAAGGGCTTTCGCTTTGGCGGCCTGATTTTCGAAGAGTACCGAGGCAAAGCAACCGACGGTAATGGCACAACCAGACGCTTCATCGCTGAGGCAGAAGGACATGCCTACCCAACTGGCACCATGAACGCCTTTGAAACAGTCCTTGCCCCTGGCGACTTCCTGGAAACAACTAATCAGCTTGGCCAATTGCTCTATGCCAAACAGGAAGCCAGGAAGTTTAATCGTGGTATCGATATCCACATGCAGAGTAACCCGCTGCCGATCTGTTACCGTCCTGGAATGCTTGTCAAGGTAACTAAATCGTAACCAAATGAGCCTTCTTGCCGCAGCCAAAGCTAAAGGCCTCGACGCCCAATTTTCATTGGCTGGCGTCGGGGCCTCTTATGAGGTCGATGGGTATTTCAAGTCGCCTGGTATAACCGCGATCATCAAAGAGAGTTCTGGCACGACGGAAGATGGTTCTGTTCGGTCTGACTATTTTGAAATAAGGCTCCGCAGGTCAGAGATAAGCGACCCGCAAGTTGGAGCCTTGATCAGAGTCGACGTTTTGACAGTTTATAGAACCACATCGATTCTCTACATGGACAACGATGTGGCTTTGTTCTCAGCGCTAAAAATATAGCCATGGCACTACGAAGCACTGGCCTACACGTCAATCTTGAAGGCTTTGAAGATCTTAAAGAGGCTGTTGAGCGATTAAGCGATAAAGAAAAACTCGGTAGGGCAATAAACCGAGTCTGGCACAAAGAGGCAAAGACCAGGCTGCAACCGTATCTCAGAAAGAAAATGAAACACCGTCTCGGCGGGAAAGGAACCCTAGCGAGATCATACACGGTAGGTGTTAGAGGAAATACGGTCAATACGGTGATGATGGAAGTGTACTCAAGGGCAGCTCCCTCGGGTCCACATGAAGACGGTGGGGTTATTACACCGAAGAGCGGAGGCTATCTAGCGATACCAACAGATAACGCCTCGGGGCTGGTGAGGGGCAAGAGAATCACCACGGGCGGCAAGAGCTTAAACACGAAAAAACGCCTAACGCCAAGGATGCTCAAAAACTCGTTTGTAAAGACGAGCAAGAAAGGCGTCAAAATTATATTTCAGAGAGTAGAGGCTGGCGACAAGAAGCTTAAAAAATATTTTATGAAAGCCAGGGGCAGTTACCCGGCAGGGCAGATCGTACCAATGTTCATTTTACTTAAAAAAGTAACTCTCAGACCACGAACAAACATCCGAGGCTATTTCCCGAGGGAGATACCAAGGATAGCTGATAAGACATTGGAAGCAATAGAACGATTGTGGGGTAAGGCGTAGTGGCTGATTCAATCAAAGAACAGATAGAACTTGCCTTTGAGGCGTTGCTGAAAACCATCACCACCGAGAATGGTTATGTCAACAACTTGGGGTGGAATGTCTTTCGCGGCAAGGATGCCCCTCTTGAGAAAGATGAGCTGCCTGGTCTGGTTGTCAACACTGGCGGGGAACGGTCAGACTCGACAATAAATGCAGGGTTTGACCACCATTGGTTGCCATTTGATCTGTCAGCCAGAGCAAACTACATGGATGACGCCGTTTGGCAGAAGGTCTGCAACTCAATGCTGGCGGATATGGTAAAGGCCATGGGCACAGACACAAATCTAGGCGGTCTCGCCTTTGATATACAGATTGGAGACAACCAGACCGGGGTAGATGACGGTAAGAACCTCATAGCCGGCACCGATCTTAACGTAACAGTTCATTATAGGACCAGGCACCTGGACCCATACAATTAAAAAGAAGGAGATTAGTCATGCTGACCAAAAATACAGTAATACTTGCAAAAATTGAAGGGACCTATGGTGTCGATCCGGTGCCAACATCACCAGATAACGCAATCCTTGTATCATCGCCAGACCTCAAGGTCGATGGTGAAATCCTGACCAGAGACTATGTGCGGCAGAACATGAGTCCAATTGGTCATGTTATCGGTAAGAAAAAAGTAACCTGCTCATTCACTTGTGAGCTGAAAGGATCAGGAACGGCCGGCACAGCACCGCAAGTCGGTGTGTTGCTTCGGGCTTGCGGCCTGGAAGAGACTGTTGCTGCCAGCTCCGTAACTTACACCCCCAGATCAACAGGGTTCGAGTCAGTCACTTTGTATGTCTACTTTGACGGCCTGCTTCATAAAGTGCCAGGAGTGGTTGGCAGCGTGTCACTTAACTTGGAAGCTGGCAAGTATGGTGAGCTGAGCTTTGACTTCGAAGGAAAGTACACCAAGCCTATTGACGCAGCTCTGCCTGCAAGTGGTCCGGTGATCACCCCAACACCAGAGATTGTTAAATCCGCCAATTTCTCAGTTGGTGGCTATGCCGCGACTATCAACGGCCTGCAGTTCGGCCTAAACAACACGATTACCGCCCCAGGCAATGTAAATTCTGCCGATGGCTACGGTGATTTACGTATAACAGGTCGTGACCCGAGCGGCTCTTTTGACCCTGAAGCTGTCTTACTTGCCACACATGATTTTTGGGCAGCCTGGGAAGCCGCCACGCCTCAAGCCCTCACTGTTACCATCGGCGCGACAGCAGGAAACATTGTCGACGTGGATGTTGATTTTGCTGTCTCCCGAGAGATTGGCTATGGAGACCGTGAAGGGATCAGAACTTATGAAATCCCATACACTGCTCAAGGAAGTGCTGGTGATGACGAGGTTGAAATTATCTTTACCTAGCCGCAGACAGACAAATACTACACAAATTTAAGGAGTACCAGCAATGCCCGTAGCCGTAGACCCAAAAGAAGAAATCACCTATATCCTGGAAGCCGAACGAACCAAAGAAACCCCAACTAGGTTTTTCCTGAAAGCGCCATCGAGCAGCAAGCAAAACAGGATGAAGGCTAAATTTTTCCACCTGTTGAACCAGCACAATGTCAACCCAATTGACTATAAAGGCCGAGAGGACGAGATGCCGTATGCTCTCGCCGTAGATTATGGCCTTGTCGTTCTGGAGGAGGTTTTAGTTGGCTGGGACGACTTCTTTGACGCGCAGGGCCGCAAGGTTCCATTCAAGACGGTCAACCTCCGTGCCAATATCGACAGGCTAGAGCCAGACGACCAGGAAGAGTTGGCCGCTGCAGCCCAAAAGCTAACACAAGTTACGGGTGATGAGGCAAAAAACTCAGATGGGCTGTCTTCGTCGGAAGACAGCCCGAAGACTACCAGTGCGGAGACCGCTGTAAAAGCTGGCACCACTGCCGTGCAGAAAACAAAAGCTCCGTCCCCCTCTGGACAATAGACGGAGAGAATCTGTATTCGTGCCCGAAAGGCGCTATCTCAAATGATTCGTATGAGTGGCTAACCTGGTATGGGCACTATAAAAACAACCTACTTCCAGTAGAAGGCGGACTCCTTAATCAGACCGCTAAATACTTGGAAGCTATGCAGATCATTGAGCAAGCAGTGAACGAACCGGGAACGAAATAAATGTCCACTAAAAACGTCTTTATCAGAATGACGCTGAAAGACTCTTTATCCTCCCAGATGAAGGGTGTTGCCGCTTCAATTGACAAGACGGGCAAGGCAGTCAAGGATCTCGGCTTCGCCACCGACCACGCCTTGAAGCTGCTCGGCACGAAATCCGACGCCACCTACCGCAAAATGGAGGCAGACGCCCAGCAGGCCTACAACAGAATCAAGGCAAGCGCAACCACTTCGACGGCGGAGCAGCAACGGGCCTTGCGGGGGCTGACCCAAGAACTGGCCAAGCTCAAGAGCCAGCAGACCGGCGTAGCCATCGCCACCGACAAAACAGCCAACTCCATGACCGGCCTTTCCATGGTTCTGGTCAAAAACTACTTGGCGTATCTTGCCCTGCAGACCGCCATGTCCGGGGTAGCTGCCGAGTTCCGCAAAGGCTTTTCCGCCGTCGAGGATTACAAGGGCAACGTCGCCAATATCGCGGCGATGGTTGCGACGTTTTCCAAGCAGGCCCAGACTGGGGATTTTGCCGGGGCCTTCAAGAACGCCTACGAATATTCTGAGAAAATCGTCCTGGCCCTGGAAAAGATGGACGCCCAATCGGTGGCCTCCGGGGAAGATTTAAAGGTGATGTTCCAGGCCTTCGCTCGCAACGGCGTCCTGCTTGACGAGCAAAACGAGAAGCAGAAACGCGGGTTCCTCGGGGTTGCCGCCGCCCTGAAGGTTATGTTCGCCAACACCAGCAACGCAACCTTGCAGTACAACCAGGAAATCGAGGCGCTGATGACCGGCCAGGCCAGGCAGGGCGACAAGCTGATCAAGATGCTCAAGGTGTCCAATCCTGATCTTGAGGCAAACCTCATCCTCTGGCGCCAGAAAGGCACCGTCCTTGAGAACATCCTGCCGATGGTGGAGGCTTACAACCTTGCCGCCCAGAAATTAGAAGGTGATTGGGCCGTGGTTGGCTCAACCCTTGACACCATCCACACCAGAATCCTCCGGGAAGGCTTTAAGCCGGTTGTCGAGGATATCCTTTCCATCTCGATCTCGATCAAGGATGCACTCCTTGACGCCAACAGCGAATTAACGCCGTTTGCCAAAAGCCTCCAGGAAGGCATCAAGAGCGCCTATGCGGAGGCCAAGGACCTGGCCGGGATAACGGCCGGGATGGCTGGCGGGTGGATGGCCGTCACCGCCGCCCTCACGGCCTATAAAATAGCCATCGGCGAGGCGACGGTCCTGACCGCCGCCTTGGCGAGACTCAACCCCTGGATAGTTATTCCTACGGCGGCGGCAGGCGGTTTTGTCTGGATGAAGCAGCGTCTGCAAGAGCTTACCGAGGAGATGCTGAAGCAGGAGGAGGGCGTTACGGCGCTTGGCGAAAAATGGTCGATGCTCCAGGCCCCTGAAGGCTGGGACCCGGAGAAACAGCTGCGGCTGCTCGAAATTAAAAAAATCATCGATGAAATCAACGATGTCAAAAAGAACGGCATAAAATGGGAACTTTTTGAGTCCCCCGATAGGATAGCGGAACGGGTCGCCAGCCTGACCGACGAGCTGAATAAACTGCTGGGAGTGGAAACCGCCCAGGAAAAGATGGTGCGTCAACTGGTGGCGGCTGGGGAGTTCCCCGTCAAAAAAGCCCCGCCCGCGCTAGGTATCAGCGAAACACCCAAACAGGTCAAGGCAAGACTCGACGCCGTGAAAAGCTACCAGGACACCCTTGAAAAGGCAGTGTACGGGGCGATGTCCGAGTACGAACAGAAAATTTACGACATCGAAAAGGCCTATAAAGCCCAGGAGGCAAGCCTTGAGGGGCTTGTCATGGGCGGAATGTCGATGGCCCGCGCCGATGAACTTCAGGCGGCTTACCGGGCCAAAGCGGATCGGGAGCTTACCGCCCTGGAGGAAAGGCGGCGGATGCACGGTCCGGACCGCGATGACTACCTGGCCCAGCAGGCCGCCGACTTCAAAGCGGCCCAGAAGGCCTCGGAGGAGTACGCCAAGTCGATGGACGCCATTACCAGGGCTTCACTGCCCGACCAGGAACGCGCCCTCTACGACATCCAGCAGCGCTACGCCGCCCTGGAAAACCAACTTGTCGAACAGGTAGATTTGTACGGCATGAGCATGGCCGAGGCGGATGCCTACCAGGCCGCCTTTGCCGCCCGCATGTCGGAAGAGCTTACCGCCCTGTCCGACAAAACGGAAGAAACCGCCACCGACATGTCCGAGTTCTGGAAAACAGCCTATGGCAATATGCAGGATGTAGGAGCCAGCTTCTTTAAATCCATGCGCGAAGGCTCAGACGACTATCTGAAGAATTTTTCCGACATGGTTTTAAACATGGTCGATCAATGGATGGCCGCTAAAGCAATGATGGCCATGGTCGGTGATCCAAACTCCGGCAAAACCGGCCTTTTGCAGATGGCAGCCGGTGCGGCAATCTCCTATCTCGGCGGAAAGTTCGGGGCTGTACAAGGCCCAATCAACGCCCCACCCGATACATGGCACGCTCCTATGGTCTTGCCAGAGAAAAGTTATGCGGTAGGTACTGATTACGTCCCATACGACATGGTGGCGCGGATTCATAAGGGTGAAAGGATTATCCCGGCGGCTCAGAATAGACCTGGAGTTGGCGCCTCGGTACAGGTCAATGTCATCAACAACGCCAGCGGCACTCAGGCCAAGGCCAGTGAGCGATCAGATGGTAACGGCGGCAGGATCATTGATGTGATGATCGAGCAGATCAAGGGCGCTATTGCTAGTGATATCTCAAGGGGCGACGGATCCATACCAGCCGCAATGAGCCGCACCTACGGCCTAAACAGAGCAGCGGGGGCTTACTGATATGGCATTATGGCCAACAACATTACCAGCACCGACAGCAGAGGGCTACCAACTTGAAAATCATGATCAAACTGTGCGCTCTGATATGGAGGTCGGCACGGCACGCCAGCGCCGTATTTCTGCGGCAAGCAATGACAAGCTCGCAGTCTCATGGCTGTTCACCGATGCCCAGTTTGCTATCTTCCGCGCCTGGTTTAATGATGCCTCAACCGGCATAGCTGGTGGCGCGTCCTGGTTTAACGGCCTTGATCTCGCCCTGGGTGGCGGCATAACAACACCTGATTGTCGATTTGTCGGCGGTAAGTATATGGCTGTACCAAAGTCCGGCGTCCAGAATTGGATAGTCTCAGCCAACCTGGAGATCCGCTGATGCCTGACGAGACCTTGTCACAAGCGATCAAAGAGGCCTACGCCTCGGCACCATCGGATAGCATTATCTATCATACACTGGAGATTTATCATCCATCGTTTACGGTGCCGATCCGCGTAGTGCGCGACAATGCCGACCTCGCAGCTACCCTTGAAGCCACAGCCCCCAGAGACGCCAGCACAGAAGTCACTTTTTTAGGCTACCAGTTCGACATCACGCCCCCGGAAATATCAACAAGCGGCGTACCGCAATGCACGGTCGAGATTGATAACGTATCCAGAGAGATATTAGCCCAGATCGAGGCCGCTGTTGCCAGTGGCAGCCTTGAGCTGATAACTCTTATCTACCGTTGTTTTTTGTCTAACGATCTCTCCGGCCCTGAAAATGATCCGCCACTGTCGCTGACCGTTTCGGACATAAACGCTACAGTTTTCAGAATATCGGCCACCGCCGGATTTGCCAACTTAGCAAACAAACGCTTTCCCGGTGTTGATTATACATCGGAAGTTTACCCTGGGTTAATTGCACAGTAGTAGGAAACGACGATGACACATTGGGCCGAAAAATATATAGGCGAGCCGTGGATTGCTGGCGAAAATGACTGCTGGTCATTTGCTCGTAAGGTATGGCGTGAGCAGTTTGGTATCGATGTGCCGATGGTCGATGTGGATGCCTGCAGCCGTATAGCATGCAGTCGGGCCTTTCAAAATCACGATGAGCGCGGCAGCTGGATACCTGTCACTGCCCCGCAGGAAGGTGATGCCGCCTTAATCGGCAAATCCACCAGACCGTCCCATGTCGGTATTTTTGTCGAAAATGGCGTGCTCCATTCTGTGCAAGGCGTCGGCGTTGTTTTTTCCTCGCTTATGGCCTTATCGCTCACAGGGTTTCATGTTTTAGGCTGGTACAGGAGGGCTGTCTGATGTTAGCCCATGCCGTTACCGTCCGTGACCCGTTCAACCCTGGTCTATCGCGTGAAATGGTGCAGATAACCGCGCCAACTCCAATATCTGCTTTGGCTATCCCCGGAAACTCACCATTTATAATCTTGAGAAACGGTCAAGCTGTGCTTCGTGCTGATTGGGAAACTGAGATTATGGACGGCGATATTTACCAGATTGTCGTACTGCCTCAAGGCGGTGGTGAGGGTGGATCTGACCCAATGCGGATTATTTTGACCGTTATAGTTATTGCAGTCTCGATATATGCCCCATATATGGCTCCTGAGGCATGGGGAGCGTTAAGCGCAGCCGGGGCAGTTACCACTACGGGGTCATTAATATCAGCAGGGGTGATGATCGGCGGCACAATGTTAATAAATGCCTTAATCCCACCACCATCACTGCCATCAAACCAGCAGGCCGCCCAATTAGCAGCGCCATCACCAACCTATAACATGCAGGCCCAGGGCAACACGGCACGGCTTGACCAGGCTATCCCGGTGCAGTACGGACGCCTGCGTGTTTTCCCCGACTTCGCGGCACTGCCTTATGTTGAGTACGCCGGAAACGAGCAATACATCTACCAGCTGCTCTCTCTTGGCCAGGGCCTTTTTGATATTGAAGCCATCCAGATCGAGGATACCGATGTCAGTGGCTTCGAAGAGATAACCTACGAGGTCATTGAACCAGGCGAAACATTAACCATATTTCCAGCCAATGTTGCTACCAGTGGTGAGGTCAGCGGCCAGGAACTCTTGTCCGGAGCCTACGTCGGCCCATTTGTCGCTAACGCGTCAGGCACCGCTGCAAACTATATCGGGGTTGATGTGGTCATGCCTCGCGGACTTTATCATTACACCTCAAGCATAGAGGCTATGTCACTAACGGTGCGGGTCGAGGCCCGTGAGATTGACGACGACGGTGTGGCAATCGGCACCTGGGTCACTTTGGGCACCGAGACCTACACCTACAAAACCACCACTCCTCAACGGGCTTCGTTACGGTATGCTGTTGCCGCCGGTCGCTATGAAGTGCAGATGACCAGGACAGACACCAAGCAGACCGACACCGCCTATGGTCATGAGGTTATCTGGGCAGGTCTGCGTGCCTATATGCCTGAGACTCGTGATTATGGGAATGCGACTTTGATTGCTATGCGGATGCGAGCCAGTAATAACTTATCTGCCCAGGCCAGTCGCAAGGTTAATGTGATATGTACACGCAAGCTGCCAATCTGGAACGGTTCCACCTGGAGCGCCGAGACCGCCACCTCAAGTATAGCCTGGGCCTTCGCTGATGCCTGCCGAAATCCTGACTATAGTGCCGGCCTTGCCGACTCACGAATCGATCTTGCCGCCTTGCTTGCTCTTGATACACTCTGGGCAGCGCGTGGTGATACCTTTGATGGTCGCTTTGATAGTGCTATCTCACTCTGGGAGGCCCTTACCAAGATTGCGACAGTCGGTCGGGCCAAGCCGTTCATGCAGGGCGGCATTGTCCGGATAGCCAGAGACTCTGAGCAGACCCTGCCAGTTGCCATGTTTTCTATGCGTAACATTAAGCGCGGCTCATTTTCAGTTCATTATCTGATGCCCACCGAAGAGACAGCCGACGCTGTGGAGCTTTCCTATTTTGATCGCAACTATTGGGCCTCTCGCCGTGTCCAGGCCAAACTACCGGGATCAACAGCCTCAAAGCCGGTGAAGGTTGATACGTTCGGCATGACTGGCCGTGAGCAGGTCTATGCTGATGGCATGTATCGAGCTGCCTGCAACCGGTACCGCCGTAAAATCATAAAATTTCAAACTGAGATGGAAGGCTTCATACCATCCTTTGGTGATCTGATTGCTGTCTCTCATGATATGCCGCAATGGGGCCAGCATGGCGAGGTGCTGGCCTATGACTCCGGCACCCTTGAACTGATTATCTCTGAGCCGCTTACCTTTACCACCGGCACCCATTACATGGGCCTGCGTAAGCGCGATGGATCTATATCTGGGCCATATGCTGTCACGGCTGGCGCTAACGAGTATACAGTAACACTTGGTGCGGCTCTTGATTTTACGCCCTACACCGGACACGACGAGGAACGCACGCACATATCATTCGGGCCGGGAGAGACTTGGAGACAGCCTGCCAAGGTTTTATCCGTCAAACCGCGAGGCCTCTATAGTGTCGAAATTGAGTGCATCAATGAGGACGCCTCAGTCCATAGTGCCGAGACCGGACAGATTGCACCGCCTGTGCAGTATAGCCAGTTGCAGACCAACTACACGGCACCCGTTATCGCCTCGCTGCATTTAAAAAGTAGCCCGAGTGATGCCAGCAAGGTGCTGATGGTCTGGACACCGGCCCCAGGTGCCGACACCTATCAGGTAGAAATGGCCGCCGGGTTTGATCCGTTTGCCACCGATCTGGTCTGGACCCGTGTCGATGAAACAACCTCAAATAATACCGCAGTTACCGCAATCTATGGGGCACTGACTTTAATCAGAGTTCGAGGCGTTGGCCTGGTCACTGGCCCATGGTCGGTGCTTTTTTACGGTGACGAATCTGACTTTATGTGGGGAGCCGACTCAGCCCTGATGTGGGACGCTGACGATACAACTTTAATGTGGAACGCATAATATGACAGCCTTACCAGCAGTAGCAGACTTTACCGCTTCAACCGTTACCGAGGCCGAATTTAAGACTGCCCAGACCAACTTGATCAACTTCCTCTCCGGCCTGTTTGGCACAGACGGCACAGCGGCCACGGCCTTGGCAACGATGATGACGCTAGGCTGTTCTGTAAGTGCTAAGTCGGCAGCTTACACAGTGCTTGCCGCAGATCGCGGGAAGGTATTTCATTGTTCAGGCACATGGACAATGCCGCTAACAGCGGCGGCAACTTTAGGATCTGGCTTTTCCTGCGCCGTTATCAATACCGGCACCGGCTCAATCACTATTGCCCCATACTCTACCCAGCTTATCGATGGAGTCTCAACGATAACATTGGCCGCTGACGAAGGGTGCATCATAACCTGCAACGGCACCGCCTTTTTTACTATTAAATCAGTTCTTCGAACCGCCTCTGCCGCGACCAAGGGCGGGGTGAAGGTTGGCGCCGGGCTGACTATGGTTGGCGAGGAGTTGAGGGCAACAGGGCCTAGCTATCCGATCTCGGTTGCTAATGGTGGAACCGGCGCAACTTCGGCAAGTGCCGCTGCTGATAACCTGAGCGTGGTGAAGAGGGATCATGGGCATAATGCGGTTGGGAGTCTGTGTTTTGCCGTAATTAATCCTGTGGGTTCAGTAAACTCCCCGGCGTCTACAACGGTAACACCTGGGGGAACAATATCAGGGTCAAGCCTATCTGCGTGTGGCACAGCATCTGGAGCACTATTCGCCTATGGCAGCACACTATCCGGCACATGGCGATGCTTAGGGTACGCGTATGGTGGCTCAACATATTCGGACCCATCTACGCTCTACTACAATAGCGCAACTGTATGGCAGCGAATAGCATAAGGAAAACAAATGAAAATTCTATCAGCAACATCACCCCAATGGGCCAACGCAGAACATACTGCTGTCAATCTGACAATCACCACCGACACCCTCGGTGATCTGCCATTTACCGCCAGCCCTGATGACACAGAAGCGCACGGACAGCAACTTTACACCGATGCAGTCGCCGGGACCTTTGGCATCATTGCCGAATTTGTTGGCCCCACCCTGGCCGAACACAAAGCCGCCGCTGTCGCCACCGTTATCGCCAACCGAGACACCAAACGCTACACCAACGTCACCGCCCTCGGCCACACCTGGCAGGCCGACCAGACCAGCAAAGACCTACTCTCTGACGCCATCAATCTGGCCCAGGCTGGCCTGCCGCTACCCACTGAATGGCGGGACGCCGACAACACCAATATGACCATCACCTCCATCACCGACCTCCTGGCCATTGCCGGGGCCATGGCCACCCAGACCCAAGCCGCCTACGCCTGGTCGTGGGGCAAAAAAGGCGCAATCGAAACCGCCACCACCGCCGCCGAACTGGCCGCGATTGATCTGACAAATTAACGCCATTGCAAAGGATCACGAGACCATGCCGCAAACCGACACCAACCTCTGGACCGCGATTGCCAATTTCGGGGTTTTGATCCTGGCCGCCCTCGGCCTCAAGGGCCGCATCGACGCCCTCGCCGCCACCGTCATCTATAAGGATACCTGCAAGGTCTGTGGTGGCGGTTTGGCCAAAGAGCTTGCCTTGCTCCGGGAAGCCCAGGAGCGGCAGCACGAAGAACAGATGGCCCTGATTAAAACGGTACACCAAAACCTACCCAAACGGCGGGAGGATTGAAAATTATGACGATTAAAACCTCACAATGCGGGGCGGTCATGCACCATGTCAGAAACGGCGTGCCGTCTATCAAAGGGATTATGAGCACCATGCCAGGGTATCTCGGATCGCCCCACGAACAGCAGGTGAATGAGCAAATCGACCGTGTGATCTCCGCAGTAAGCAACTGCCAGAATTTTAAAAAAACGTGTGGGGAATGCCCCAACAAAGTGGAGATCATCCCTGGTGTCAACGTCCTTAAAGTGAGGGCATAAAATGACTGAGACCTTTGCCAGGATCATCGACTTTAGCCTGGAACAGGAGGGCGGCTATGTCAACGATCCAGCCGATCCCGGCGGCGAGACCAACTACGGGATCAGCAAACGCAGCTACCCGGACCTGGAGATCAAACGCCTGACCCGCGACCACGCCATCAGCCTCTACCGCTCTGAGTTTTGGGAGCGTCTGAGCCTGCCATCCATGGCTCCAGCAGTGGCCGCCGCCACCTTTGATGCGGCAGTCAACTGCGGCCCAGGATCTGCGGTCAGATGGCTACAGTCAGGGATCAACGACCTGGTTCACTCCCCCACCGGAAGCGACATCGATGTTGACGGAGATCTCGGCCCACAAACCATCGCCGCCTCCCAGCATTGCAGCGCCCTACGCCTGGCCATGGCCATCCAAGCCGCTCGGCTCCGGCACTACTGCCGCCTGGCCGCTAAACATCCACAATACCTGCGCGGCTGGGCCATGCGCCTGGCAGCACTACAAGATCTCATTGTCCAGGAGGCGATCTAATGGCAGACAAAATCAAATACCAGGACGGATACAAGTACCAGTTGGTCCAGATCTACGCCACGATCATCGCCATCCGCCCCCCGGCCCGTATTGAGTCCACCTACATCGTGCTCGACACCGACGGCACCTTGAGCATCCGGCCAGGTTACGCCTGGGACGGCCCCAGCGGCCCCACCATCGACACCAAAAACTTTATGCGAGGCTCCCTTGTCCATGACGCACTTTATCAGCTGATGCGTATGGAACTGCTTCCTCAATCCTGCCGCCTGTTGGCCGATGAAGAACTGCACCGGGCCTGCCGTGATGATGGCATGAGCTGGATCCGCGCCTGGTACGTCAAACGAGCATTACTGCGTGCCGGGGCACCAGCCGCCAGCCCCTCCCATAAAAAAACAATCCTGGAGGCCCCATGAAAACAACCGTATTTAACCGAGTTTGTCCGTCTTTGTCCGTGTGTGTCCGTGTGTGTCTGTGGATAATCTTAGCTGTTGCCCTCTCATCATGCGCCACCGCCAATATAACCACCACCACCAATGCCGACGGTTCAAGCTCATGCACGGCAAGTTACCAAGCATTTCGCCCGAGCCTATGACGGGCTTAAAGTCACCGCCTGCGGGGCAAAAGGCAACGCCGATAACGCCACAGCCAGGATGATGATATCTCTTGGTGGGGACGAAAAAAAGAAAAGTGGAAAGGCCTGTTGGCTGATGTCGGAGAGTTTGGCCCCGATTGCGTTAAAGATCATAGCATTGATAACTATATTGACAACCTTGCGCGTGCCAGAGTTGGCGGGTGGAACAAATATCATAAGGAGAAAATCGCAACATGAAAAAAATATTATTGGCGACACTTTATGTACTGTTCATTTTTGCCGGGCTGGCTTCTGCGCGCAGCGCCTATTGGGTTGACTCAACCGCCAGCCTGGCTGCCATTGACCACCTCGACTCGAAAGGCGCTTGTGCGGCAACCGGTGGCACCTGTACCGGCGCAACGTGTTCCACCGGTGGTAATATTTGCGTCAATCTGGCAACCAATAATGTTGCCGCTATCATAAAAGAGACCGCCGGTACTGAAAAATGGCTCTATGACTCTACATCGACAGCCACTCACGACGGCTCAACTGTGGTACAACCCAACTCCAACGCCGGGGCTGGCCGCTGGCACTATGTCGGGGCGACGATCACCGAAGCCGAAAGAGCAAAGCTTGGTTATATTTCAGTGGCGCAGGCGGTTGATTTAGACACAATAGCAAGCGATACTACTACTAACAACGCCAAGGTTACTAACGCAACTCATACCGGCGACGTAGCCGGTTCAGATGCGCTAACCATCCAGCCGGGCGCTGTTGATATTGCTATGTTATCAGCAACAGGCACAAAGGACGCGACAACGTTTCTGCGAGGCGATAACGTCTTTAGTGTGCCTACAGGTGGCGGCGATATGCTGCAATCAACATACGACGCCAACGCCGACGATTTGATTGATGATACAGCTATTGCCACAACTATTGCCAGAGATAGCGAGATCCCAACCGCAGTAAGCAGTCTTGCCAACGACAGCGGCTACATCACCAGCTACACGGTGACTGAGAGTGACGTAACAGCGCATCAGGCCGCGTTGACGATAACCGAGGCGCAGATCAGCGACCTGGCGCACGCGGTTGATACTGTGCTTAATGAGACGCAGGTTGACGCCTACGTTGCTAACAACGGCTATGCAGCCGCCACAGATGTCTCGCTAAACACTACGCACCGCACATCAAGCGGCGCTGACCACACTTGGCTCGGCCAAGACTTGCGCACCACAGCAAGTCCCACTTTTGCCGGGGTGACTATCAACGGCGATGATGGCAATCGTGCCGTCTCTCTGCTCGACAATACCGTTGCTGTTGGCTGCCTGGCCGGTGACTATCGAATTTATCCGCAAAACGGCGTCTGGAAAAAATGCGAATCAGGCACCATTACTGACGTCGGAGCCGGGGCGTCAAGCGGCGATATGCTCAAATCTGTCTATGACGCCAACACCGACAATTTAATTGATGATACAGCTATTGCCGCTACTATTGCGCGTGACAGTGAGATACCAACAGCGGTAAGCGCCCTCACCAACGACTCAGGATTTATCTCGGGCTATACCGAAACAGACCCAACCGCTGAACCGGCTCTTGGCAACCCTGCGAGTGATGGCTATGTTCTGTCGTCAACTGCTGCCGGTAGTCGGTCTTGGGTATCAAACGCAGGCGGTGGCTCGGGTGGGCATATAATTCAGGATGCAGGCACACCAATGACCGCTCGCGCCAATCTTAATTTTGCTGATTTTACTCTCACAGATGACTTGGCTAACGATGCAACCGTAGTAAACCTGGATTTATCAGAACCCCCGGCAATCGGCGGCACAACCCCGGCACCAGCATCGTTTACTACGCTGATTGCCGACACCTTCGACTGGGGCACCCCGGCCACCGGAACCACTGGTGAAATGGCACTACTCGAAGATCCAGCCAATGGCACAAACTCAACTACACTTAAGGCCGCAGCTGATATCGCAGCCGATGTAGTTTTGACATTACCCG